GCACTGCTTGTTCTTATTATATTGTATGTATTATACAGAATAGCAAAGAAAGAGTTTTTTTAAACCTTAAATATATAAATCTATGTCTTGGTCAATTAATTTTATCGGAAAACCTGAAAATGTTGTAAAAGCCATTAAAGCATATGGCGAAAAATTAAGCGGTGCTTCAAAGGATGAATTTGATTCATCTTCGCCCAAAATCATTGATCTTGTAGAAGAGAACATGAACAAAAATGGTGAAGTTCTTATCAAGGTGGTAGCCAATGGACACGCTCACTTTACCGAAAATGAAAAACAATATGGATATTTAAATATAACAATTGAGCCGATTGTTGGCAATATTGTTTAATAATATCCCTTACCCGTGTGAACTCGCGGGTTTTTAAAAATCCCTTTGATAGTATCGAAATCGAGGCCGTGACGCTCTAAAGTTTTACGGCCTCTTTTTTTATGGTTTAATGTTGTAAGTATTGAGAGCGTTGGAATGATGGCATTTAATATGCAGCTACCGCGAGTAAATGTTAATGTATTGTCGTCACCGGGTAATTCACGCCAGCCATAAAAATTGGCATATAGCCGTAGTAATTCCTTGCGTGTTGATGGTGAATATTTCGGCAATTGCTGCATTCATAAATTTAAGAATTTTGAAATTTAAATTCTAACTCTTTTAATCTATTCATTTTTATTTGTGTACCATTGGAATATGTTCTTCCGGGGAAATCATCTTTTATTATACCCTTTAGTTCCTTCCTTAGCTGTGCAAGTTCTACAACTTCAGGAATTGTTTTATTCCCAAATCTATCTGAGGAATACCTATCTTTTGTTGATTTTTTAAATACCTTTTTCTGTTCTTTCCTTTTTTCTGGTGGAAGTCTTAACCAGTGATCTAATTTAATACCGTCAGCAATAGCCTTATCAATATCCTTGGCCATTTGTTCGGCTGCTTCGTTGGTCAGCTTAAATCTTGTCTTTATCTCGTTTGCTAGTCGTTCCCCGTAGCTATCTAAATTTTCCATGAAATAAATATACGAATAAATTTTGATATCAAAAATTTTTGTTATAAGTTTGGTTTATGGGAATGGTAATTAAAACCAAAACTGGAAAATTAGGTTATGTTGTAAAGCAACAAGGTTTGAAATATCTATGTAATGAGATAGATATAAACAATTTTCTTGTTACCGATACGTCAAACAAAGTAAAAACGTTTTTGGTTTCAACTATCAATACGGAAAAGGTTAAAGACCTAGAACCGTGGGATCTTAGAACAATTCATTATCACACAGATTAGATTTATATGAAGACCAAATTATTAAAGCCTACTATTGACAAAGCAGCTAAAGAAAAAAAGAAACTATTAGCAGACGCCGATAAGATAATCAACAGATTAAAAAAAAGCGGCCTGAAGCAGGATTTTATTGCTACTGAAAACAATTTAAGTTCTGCGACATTGTCAAGGTTTATGAATAAAAAACCGGGCTATGTTACAAATGCAATGGTCGTAAGACTTGCAACTTTTTTAGAGGAACATGAAAAATAATTTTGTCAAAATATTTTGATATCACTTTTTATTGACATATATTTGAATCATGACAAAGAAAGATATACAATTTTTCCTGAGACTTCAGGCCTTTATAAATAAGGCAAAAAAAACTTTTGGTCAGAATTTTGTAAATGTTGATATTAATCACAATGTAGACAAAGATTACTATACAATTGACTGTTATTTTAGAAGCGGAAATGCTGAGTATAAAAATTGTGTTGTGTTTTATATTTCAAGCCTTGATTTAGAAGAAACCATTGAAAGCTTGGAAGAGATATACAATACTGCATGTAAGATTTTATAATCAATTAATTTATAACTAACAAACCCCGTTGCAGGTAGGAAATAAAATGCAACATTAAAATTATGTATGAAAATGAAGAAATGTACGCCGAAGTCGGCAGAAGTTACACCCCAGCGCCAGCAGCAAATCACATCGGCTTTTGTATCGGCGTTGTCTTACTTGGTACTGTGGACCATGAATATCAAGGACACAAATCAAGAAAGAAGAAGATAAGATTGTTTTTTGAGCTTACTAATACAGTCAATCCTGACGATGAAAAAGGTGGGCCGTTTATTGTAAGCAAAGAATTTCTTTATTCACTTGGGCCTAAGTCAAATTTAAAAAAGATGCTGGACGGATGGCGCGGTGAGGCTTTAAGTAAAGACGAAGCTGCAAAGTTTAATATTGCAAAAATACTTTCAGCGCCTTGTATGATAAATGTCCTTATTAAAACTTCTCAGAAGGGAAATAAATATAACGACATTTCAAGCATTTCACAGATTGCAGAAGGGACTGTTGTTCCTGTTATGAAAAATAAGCCATATCTGTTCAATTTCAATCCGCCATTTAAAACAGAAGTGTTTCAATCGCTTCCGGAATGGGTTAGAAAGATCATTGAAAGCTCTGACGAATATAAAGAACTTACAACAGGTGCTGTTGGCACTACAACGGCCGCGCCTGCAAATGCAGTACAGCCCACCGTAAGCAGTACAGGCAAAAAATTACCTTTTTAATTTTCGTAAAGTGGTTGGTTGGTTTCCCTGTTGGTGGAATTGGCATACACAAGAACGAGATAAGCACGTTCGCGACTGAGGGCAAAAGCCTGAATTGTTGGGCGCTATCTATGCGCTATTGCTTGCCGGTTCGAGTCCGGCACAGGGAACAAATCAAAGGCGTAGACTGATAAGCTAACGGTGTTTCTAATCAACTCGCCGGCGCCTTTGGTTAAAATTTTCAAACATTAAATTTTTCACTTATGAATAAAAACCCATTTGAGTCATTAAAGTCTGAAGACAAAGTAAATCCACAGGAACAATTTTCAGTTGTAGCAACTCTTCCAACAAAAGGCGTTATTGTTGATGCTGGTAAGTTGCATGAGCTAAAAGAACAACTTAATGCACAAGGCGCGGACATTGTTATAATTCCACCGGGCGCCAAAGGTATTATTTTGCGTACCGAATTAAACCCAGAATTACAAAGCAAAGTTGATGAACTAACTGAGGAATTAAAGCCCTTGTCTGTGCTTCAGATTAAGACACAAGACGACGTTGTAAAACTGAATGTGTCATTAAAAAAAGCAAAGACAATCGCAAAAGCTGTTGACGAAGAAAGAAAGCTAATTACTTCTGAACTTGACGCAGAGAAAAAAGGACTTATCAATTTAGGCAAAAGTGTTACAGATGAACTTGTCAGATTGACAACTCTTATAAATACCAATATCACCAACTTTCAAATTGAAGAGGACCGCAAAGCAAAGGAGAAAGCCGCAGAAATTGAGAGACAGAAGCAAGCAGACCTTGCCAAGATCCAGGCTGAACAAAAGCGCATTGCTGACATTAAGAATTTCATTTTAGAGTTTGAAAATAATGTTCTCAATGCTGCGCACTCAGCAACAGTTGCTGACATTGATAGTAAGATTGCAAAACTTGCAGGTGTTAAACTAAAACCTGAAGTTTATCAAGAGTTCTTGCCAGAAGCTATAGACATGTACAATAGATGTGTTCAGAAAATGAACGACAGGAAAATTGAACTTGAGCGCCTTGCCGAAGCTGAAGCAATCAACGCTGAAGCGGCCGAACGAATGAAGAAAGAGCAAGAGGAAAAAGCAAGACTTGAAAAAGAAGCTCAGGAACAAAAGGCCGCTGAAGAACAGCAAAAGATTGCAGAACAAGCGCAGGAATCAATTTCAAATGTTCAGATGGAATCAGAACTGAAGAGTTCAATGATCGGAAAGCAAAAGAACGTTCAAAAGCGCTGGACTGTTGAAGAAGAAACAATTGATATGTCATTGCTGCCTGAAGAATACAAGACCGCAGACATTGACAAGTTAAAAAAGGCAGTTGCTGAAGGTGCGCGAGAAATTCCAGGCGTTAGGATATTTGAAAAAATTATTAATACTTCAAGATAATGGACCCAAAGAAAGAAGCTATTGCACTTGCTGTGTCAAAATTATTCAATAGCAAACATTTTAGTGTTTGTGATGTCGAGAATATTGCAAAACTAAGTAAAAATGTTATAGATAAAGAAAAGCACGATATAATGCACACAATACATTGTGTCAATTATTCTGAAATGACGCAAGAATTTAGAAAATGGCTTTTTGAAACTGTGTTGTATTTTGCCTCAAATGATGATATAACCTTTAATGCATCTGATTTTAACATGAAACAAGCAGGCGAATTTATATCACCTCAAGATAAAAAGAAACCAACAATTAATTCAATGTTGTTAAGATAATGCAAGATTACTATCAACTTGACATGCTCAGTAATTCGCGCCTTGGTGTTGTAAAATGCTTACGTGATGGACTGCCAATATTTAAGGCAAAGAAAGAGACACTTGAATTTGGAAAGCAATTTCATGAATCAGTATTGGAACCGCATAAATATAATGACTTTCTTTCCCTTGCGCTAGAAAATCAACATAATGGCGCAGGCACATGGGTTGAATGGTATATTAAGAATAGGCACAAAGTTGCTGCCATGTCTAAAAGTGCCCTAAACAACGCCTTATTAAAATTTCTTATTGATAGTCCTCTTGCAAAGTTTGAACAAGATCATTTTTTCAATGAATCAAAATATGATCTTGAGTGTAAAGCAAAAATTGATTTGTGGGTTGGAAAGACAATTGCAGACCTTAAAACAACCGCAGCAAAGACGCGGGAAGAGTTTGAAGCATCTATTCTACAATATGGCTATAACAGGCAAGGCGCCTTTTACCTGGATGGAACAGGTGCAGAAAAATTCATAATAATTGGAGTATGTAAAACATACCCGCACCCAACGTTTACTTGTACAATGGCTATTGATGATCCAAGGATTGTTTCAGGCCGCAAGGAATATGAAGATTTAATTGACGTATATCTTGAAATGAAACAAGAGGGAAAAATTGACTTTCAAGAACTAATGCAGGCAGCATAAATTTTTAACCACTTATAACAAACATTAATTGTGAAAAGAAATTTAATCGATGTAGTGCACCCAACCGGAGCTTCATTATATCACACAATTAAGGGAAATCTTAAATTAGGTATTCCATTACCTGGGCAACGCGCAGAAGTTACCGGTTGGCATGTCGGAGAAATAAAGCCCGGTGATGTATTAAGATTGACACCAATGAATTCGTACGAAATTATTGAAGTATTAGAACGAAGGGACCACAAAGGCCGCTTTGCGCTAAAGGATGAATTTGGGGTTGAAATAACCGAAGATTATAAACGGCCAGTATTTAACAAAAAGACCGAAGAAACAAGTTTTGTTGATGATGTTAGGCCGGTAAATGATACCAGCAAAACACAAGGTTCCTTTTTCAGAATAATAATAAAGTCTTAATCTAATGAAAAGAATCAAAGAACTCGACGCCCTCAAGTCTGACCGTTTCTTGCTTTGGGTAGTTATAACAACATTGCCGTTGCTTTGCTCTAATATGTATTATGTATACCATAAGCTTTCGGTACTTCCGGACCCTTGGCGTAATAGGGTTTCGCTGGGCGTCGCTTTGGTTCTGGCTGGGTTTATTATAATCTATACAGTACGCAAAAATTATCGAATGGCTAAATACTTCGCTTATTTCGAGGCTCTTATTTCTGCCTATTATTATATTGTTACAATAGGCTTAGATTGGGACCTGTTGCCGGCGTTCGGATTTACTTTAATATTACCTGCTGCAATGTTTCACAGTGCAAAAGAGATAAAGCAAGAGGAAGAACAAGACGACAATGAATACCAGGAACATGTTGTTCATTTACAACGAGAGGTAGGCCGATTATTTCATGACAAAAAAACAAACCTGCAAATTATTGCAGAACGTGATAAGGAAATTGCTGACCTAAAAAAAGAACTTGATTTTTTCAAAAACTTCAGGGAAATACATATTGAAAAACCCGAAGATGAAGAAAAAGTTGTGTTGCCTCCAATAGAAGTCGTAACCTTCGAATCTAAAGTTGACCCTGAAATTTTTAAAGAATCGCATGATCTAACAATTGATGAATTACAACAAAGCGGTTCCCCGTTTATTGAGATTCAAAAAAGCGACCTTGATCGTGAAAAAAAAAAGAATAAAGGAGAAAACGACCGGCCCGACTTCTGGGAACGTCAAAAAGAATAAAAAAAATCCGCCTCAAAATCAGATGTTTATAAATTTTTAATAAAAATATTTATCAAAATGTTTTGATATCAAATTTAATTGATATACCTTTGATTTATCAATTAAACAAAAACACTTAGCACTTATGAAAACTTCAAACCTATCAGATAACGCACACAAGCTTTATATCTTTCTATTAAAGACTGGAGGCGCTTGGAAACAAAATTGTATTGAGGCTTTATTTGGGAAAGTGGAATATCCAATTAATGGAACAAAAGAAGATTATCTTGAATACTGGCAATGGTCTGCTAATCTTTATGGCTGCGATGAAAATCGTCGTTCTGTGCTTGGTGAAATTATTGATATAAAAGCAACTGCGGACTATTCAAATGAAACAAGCAAAGCTTATCAAGAACTAAGAAAAGCAGGACTTGCAAACGAAAAAAATAACGGATCTAATGAATATTTCTTTTATCCTGTAAATAATTAAAAACGCTAAGTTACCCGAACGGCCGCCCCGCCAAGTAGGGTTTTTTATTTTATGGTAAAATTTGATGCTGAATATTATAATAGGATATACAAATTCCTAAACCAACAGGATGATGTAAGGTATAAAATATCAGACCTTACAGATGATCCTGAAAAGTTTATATTCCACATCAAATATTATATTGATAATAGAGGAAAAGAAGATTTAGAGGTTGAGTTTAATTCTCTGTCAGAGACTGAAATAATGCATGGTGCAACATATAGCGAGATAAGAATATTAGAGTTCTTTGAAGGAAAAGTAAAAGATAGGCAGCGGGAAAAACTAATAAATAAAATCTGGCAACAGTCGCAACAGGTTAAAAATAAACCTGCGCACGTTGTGCAGACCGTACAACCTGAAGAAAGTAAAAAAGTAATTCCACCGGGATATAAAACACCGGGATTGTTTCAATAAATAAATTTTAAGCATGGAAGACAAAAGTAAAATAATTGAACTAGCAAAGAAGCTTAAGGCACTAGCTGAACAAGGCATTGGCGGGGAAAAAGATATTGAAATTTTAAACGCAATAGCGATTAGGTTCCCATATGCACTTGAAACCGTTGAAGCTGTATTTGACAAAGTAAAATCATATGATAAAACAATTAAAATACTTAATATCTCTATAAAAGATCCTCTTGAAATAGCAGATTTAACAGCTGAAGAACTTATAAAATTCAAAAGCTAATGGACCAACAACAAGATAACCTTGCAGAAGCATGGGAAGCCCTACACGGAAACGAAAATATATTCCTAACAGGTCCGGCTGGTTCTGGCAAATCGACGCTTATACGCAAGTATATTGCGGCAAACGATGGAAACGTTATTGTGTTAGCCCCAACCGGAATTGCTGCAATTAATGTTGGCGGGGTGACAGTACATAATTTTTTCCACTTTCCAGCGCGTCCGGTGTCCTACAATGCAATAAAATGGCTCGACCCAAGGAAAGATGAGGACGAAGCAAAACGAAAGCTTATACTGTCAGCAAAAGCATTTATAATCGACGAAGTATCTATGCTGCGCGCTGACCTAATGGACCAAATTGCATGGTTCTTTAAAAAGAACTTCCCAGACCTTCCGCCGTTTGCCGGTAAAAAAATAATAATGGTTGGTGATTTGGATCAATTGCCGCCAGTGGTAAAGGACGACAGCGCCGAAAAACAAATGATATCTACTCGATATACGTCGCCATTCTTCTTTGCTGCCGCGTGTTGGGACCCTGCGCGCTATTCTTCATTTATAACTTTTAAGCTTACAAAAGTTTGGAGACAATCGGACCCGGCTTTTGTAAATCTTTTGAATGATATTAAAAACGCCAGACTTGCGCCATTCGAAATTGATCGCCTAAACAATCAATGCTTACGTCAGGGCGATTTGTTCCCTGAAGATGGAATTGTATTATGTGCAAAAAACTCAACAGCTGACGAAATAAACTCGTTTATGTTGCATAACCTGGAAGGTGAAAATATTCGTTTGGTTGGCAGAATTACAGGAAATTTTAATAAAAAAGATTGTATTTGCGAGGAAATAATTAACTTAAAAATAGGTTGCAGGGTTATGACGCTAAGGAATAGTAATGATCCTATTAACGACTATAGAAACGGTTCGCTTGGAACGTTAGTTGCATACAATGAAAATACAAATCTTTTAGAGGTATTGCTTGATAATAAAGAAACAGTATTTGTTAGCCGCTTTGAATTCGAATCTACGGAATATGAATATAATAAGAAAGAAGACAGGATTAGCCATAAGATAACCGGCCGCTTTGTTCAGTTCCCAATAAAAGTTGCCTATGCTATTACTATTCATAAGGCGCAAGGACAAACATTTGATAAGATAATTATTGATACTGGCGAACGTGGCGCATTCGCACACGGTCAAGTATATGTTGCTTTAAGTCGTTGTACTTCCTTGCAGGGTATTATATTACGTAGGCCGTTAAAGTATAGCGAATTGATTTATGATAAAAATATTTTGGAGTTCAATAAAACGAAATTAAATGTATGAATGAATCAGAAAAAAAAGAACGTCTTGAATTGTTAGAGCGCTTAAGTGCTGACCATATACTTGACGAAACAACCATATTTAAACAGTCTCAAGACCCTTGGCTAGAGCTAGATTCAAGAACAGTTGCTATCATAAAGCAACGCTTTAGAAAATGGCACAGCACTTGGATTGCGCCGAAGGTTGTAAAATTTCTTGGTGAACCTATAGAGGATCAAGAAAAAGAAAAATGTACGGGCAATTGCGGAATGAATTATTGCGACGAAAACGGTTGTACTGATAGAAAAAGAATTTTAGTTAATCCAATATCAAATAATAATGAAGACAATGAAAATGCGTCTTAGGAAAATTAAGCATGACTCTGCATATGATGCGGCCAAGCAGGCACAGAAAAAGAAAGTTGTTCTTATTTTTAAAACTGATTATAAAAAATAAATGCAATTAAGACCTTATCAAGCAAGAGGCAAGCAGTTAGTTGGTGAATCTTTCGCAAAGGGAAATCAAGCGGTTGTGCTATGTGTGCCCACAGGTGGCGGGAAAACCGTCATGTTTGCAGACATGACAAAATCAAGCATGGCAAATGGTGTACCTGTGCTTATTATGTGCGACCGTAAGGAGTTGATTGAACAGGCCAATGATAAGCTAAACACGTTCGGCTTATTTCCGACGCTGATTGTTCCAGGATATCGCGATAAGGCTTCTAATTTATATCTTGCTTCTGTTGATACGCTAAGAAATCGCCGCTTTCCTGACGTTGGGCTTGTTGTTGCTGACGAAGCACACAAAAAAACATTTGACGAAATTCTTTTAACATATAAGCATAAAGGAGCAAATATTGTTGGTGCTACAGCAACACCAATAAGAACAGGTAAACGATTTTTCAAACCAGACAATCAATTGCATTCTATTTATCCAAAGTATTCTGGGCAAATGGGGAATATATATGATGATATGGTCGAACCAATTACCATACCTGATTTACTCAGAGAAAATTATCTTGTTCCTGAAATTACATACGGCGCCGAACTTGATATGACAGACGTTGATATTACACGCAACGCTGAAGGTGTAGAGTATAACGAACAACAGCTATTCAATAAGTTCAATAAGCCAAAAATGTACGCCGGTGTAGTTGAAAAATATAAAGAACTAACACCGGGCACAAAAGCCATTTGCTTTAATATTAATGTTGAGCATTCAAAAAGACAAACACAAGAATTTGTTGCGGCCGGAATACCTGCGGCACACGTTGACGGATCAACGCCGCTTGCGGTGCGTAAAAAAATATTTAAAGATTTTCATTTTGGAATTATCCGCGTGCTATGTAACTGCGGCGTTGCTACAACCGGCTATGATGAACCAACAATTGAAACTGTTATTATAAATCGTTGCACATTGTCTCTTGCATTGTATTTGCAAATGTGCGGCCGTGGTGGTCGCCTGTGTCCTGAGATAGGAAAAACATATTTCAATATAATAGATATGGGTGGGAATGTGTTTAAGCATGGCTTTTGGAGTGAGGACCGCGAATGGTCAATTGAGGTTGGATTTGTAAGCAGGAAAAAGGGAGTTGGAGTTATTCGTGAATGTGAAAATTGTCAAGCCTTAATACCTGCAAGTCAATCAACATGTTCGTTTTGTAATGTTGTCCAGGTAAAGCGCGAGGAAGAACAACGATTAATTGAGGCAAAATTTGTTATTCTTGATAAAGATAAAGTTCCGCCAGCGCTTCGTAGGCCATTGCATTCAATGAATGTTGAAGAGTTGGAAAAGTTCAGAGAGCTAAAAGAATATTCTGTTGGTTGGTTGGTGCGTCAGTTATTGGCAAGAGGTGAACAGGCTTTGAAGGATTATGCTAAAATGAAAAACTATTCTCCTGGATGGGTATACAAACAATTATCTATGGCGGAAGAACAGCGCGAAGCTGTCAAGGCTTCAATCTGGGAATTTATACAAGAAAATCCGCATGTTGATAATGAATATTTAAAAGAGTTTTCAACAAAAAAGTTAAAGACAAATCACACATCACAACAAATTGAATTTCTTATTCCTAAGATACTTGAAGCCGCGGCCGATTTTCGAACAGGTAAAATAAAAGTTGAATGAAATCAAAAGACTTGTACTATATCAAAAATTTTTGTTAATTGTATTCCCTAATTATTTTTTTTTATTTAAAAAATGTCATTGGTGTACACTTTCCCAGTAACATTAACAAATTAGTAAAGTGTTTGTTCAAAAATGTTTAAAAAACAAATGGCAATAGTTTCAATTTATCCGCACATAAAAGAAGTTAAGAAGGGCGAAACAATGTCACTTCATGAAATACTTGAGGCCATGCGTGACGGCCATTGGAAGGATAAAATTGTTAATCTTCGTGAACGTATTGCAGCTGGCGCAAGTGAAGACGAAATAAGAGAGCTTAAAGATAAGCTGCCTTACTTTACAGTATCAGGAGCTTTCAAAGTTCGTAATGACAAGGGATTAATACAGCACAGCGGCAAACTAGCAATTGACTTTGATAAAATAGAAGAAGAAGAACGTGAGAGAGTTCGTAATATTCTTATTAATGATAAGTATACGGAATATGTTTTTACCTCTTGCAGCGGCCGCGGATATTGTATAATTGTTAATATTGATCCGCGCAAACATCTTGATAGTTTTTTATTCCTTGAAAAATATTATAGTGACTCACATAAGTTAGGAAAGTATTTCGATAAAGGGACCAAGGATATAAGCCGGCCGCGCTTTATATCTTATGATGAAAATTTATTCCATAATCCAGAATATGAAATTGTAACTGTTCCGGAAAACTTCAGTACTGGCGCCACAACAACAATTGACAGTGACGATGAAAAATTTGAATGGGTAAAAAGTGTAATTGATAAAAAGGAGTCTTTTGTCGAGGGAAACAGACACCGTTATATGGTGGTCATGGCTTACTTTCTCAACAAGTGCGGGGTGTCTCAGGAATACACATTACAGCGATATCTTTCGGAATTCCTTGTTCCTGGTAAGGATGAAAAAGAAATTCAAAGGATTGTCAGAGACTGTTATAAAAATCATTTAGACTTCGGAACATTTGTAATTAATAAGAAGCTGCAAGACTTGCCGCCAGAATTCCAGGCAGCAACAAAACATGTGTATGCGTTCGCGCATGGTGTTAATGAAGCTGGAAGAATGTATACAGAAGCGGACATTCAAAGCATGTGCGCGCAATACTTGCTTTCTGTTGATATTGTAAAAAGTATTTTTAAAAATGTATTTAATAATAATCAAGATTCTTTTGACCTTGACCATAAGCCAGAAATTTACAAGATTGAATTGTTTATAAAAAAGCGTTATGAGATAATAAGAAATGAAGTTACGCAACGTATTGAATATAGAAAACGCGACAGCAATACAAAGCTTGAAAAGTTAAACACAGATACAATTAATCGTGACATTCAACATGCGGGATTTAAATTTACATTGGATAAATTAAAGTCATTGCTCAGGTCTGATTTTGTTGAAAATTATAACCCTTTTAAAAATTATTTCGAAAATCTTCCTGAATGGTTGGAGAATGAAGAACCTGACTATATAACAGAACTCGCTGGATATATTAAAACAGATAATGACCCCTTTTGGCATGCTCAATTTAAAAAGGCTTTAGTGCGCTGTATTGCCTGTTCTTTGGATTATCGTGAAAATAGAATTATTATAACATTAGTGGGACAAGCACAGGAAACAGGGAAGAGTAATTTTATTAGATTTCTATGTCCGGACGCATTAAATGAGTACTATACAGAGACTGCCATGGACGGCGGAAAAGATTCAGATTTACAGCTATCAGAAAATTTCCTTTGGAACCTTGAGGAACTTGCCGCACTTCATAACAATGAAATCAATAAATTAAAGGCAATCATTTCAAAGGCAAATGTAAAGCAGCGCCGCGCATATGCTGAGTTTCACGATAGCAACCCGCGCCGCGTTAACTTTTGGGCCTCTACAAATAAAACTGAGTTCCTTACAGACGACCAAAACACGCGTTGGCTTTGTTTTAATGTATTATCGATAGATCATAATTACAACAACTTTAAAACAGGCGTTAGAAAAGTTAATATTAATAATGTTTGGGCGCAAGCATATACACTTTATAAAAATGGATTTGATTTTACTCTTACAGCTGAAGAGGCCGCAATGAGAGATTCAATAAATAGAAATTATGAACTATCAAGCACTGAAAAGGAATTAATAATTCAGCATTTCAAACCAGCTGCAACAGTTGGTACTGGTGAGTTTTTAACCAATACAGATATATTAATCAGGTTACAGAACGCAACAGATAATAAAATAAAATTGCGTGAATTGGCAATTGGCAAGGCCTTGCGGCAACTAGAATTCCCAACAGGATACAAAAAAATAAACGGAAAAAGCGCGCGCGGCTTTTGGTGTATTCCAATAACAGCCTTGACACCTTCAACAAGTGAAGATATTTTCCCGTATAATAATATAGAAATTGAACCAAGAGAACCTAAACCTTTTTAATATAAAACAAATGGAAAAACTAACAGAAAAGGAAATTAAGATTATTTCACTGCTTGGTGATGCATGGCGTGAATATATAAATCTTGAAGAGTTTCACCCAGATGATATTAGCGATTTTAGATATCATATTCACCGTTTGCAAGATCTGATTTCACAACGTCTTGCTGTTAGGATTCACCCTGAATTATTCAATAAAAATAAGTAAAATAAAAATCAATGAAGAAAAAATTTAATACCAATGAAGCCGGTCTTAAAAAGAAAAATAAAAAGGACCTTAAAAAATCAAGTGGTTTTATAACCAGCACAGGATACGACCTGAGCAAAAAGTCAAACAATGCAATTTATTTTCCACGTAAAAAACATAAATAAAGTTATGCTAATTGTAATTTACCTACTAACAATGTTAATCGCGACTTTCCAAGGTGTTAGTCATGATATTTTATATTCTCGTTTAGGGTCCACTTGGGCAAGATGGAACGAACATATCATTTTTAATATTGAACGCTGCCTGTGGGGTGTCCTGGCTATTGGTTCAATATATTATGGAATGCAATTTAAGGATATCATTGAAGCATTACCAAAAGTTGTTTGTTATGCCTGCGGCTCATTCTGTTCTTTTTCATTTTTTCATAACGGCGGTTATGGAATGGCATTTAATTACAGAAAATACGGAACTATAAATTTAAAATATTGGTCATATACAAGTACAACAGATACTGCGCGCATAAGCTTAGACTTTCAAAGTCGGCTTTGGTGGTTCCTGCTTTTAGGTATTCCTTTTATAATAACAGGTCAATTTGTCATTAAGATAGATTAAATAAACCGGTGCGGCGGGTCGACAAAACTTACTGTTAGCTTCTAGCCCGAACGTATTTAGTCCGTAAAAGTCAATAAGACAAAATAAAAATGTCGACAAAACCGCTTAAATTTAATATTTAAGCGGTTTTTTATTTTCTTGAAAATATTTATATCAAAATATTTTGATATCAAAAACTTTTGATATACCTTTACGTTATAATCATTAAGAAACATTTAAACACTTAGCAAAATGAACACAACAGCAACTTCAAACGGACAAGCGATCGCAACTGAAATACTTAGACAGTTAGGCGGTAACAAATTTTTAGTAATGACAGGAAGTAAAAATTTACTTTTCGCTGACATTACAGACACCAATAAAAATGTTTGGTTGCGTATGGACCTTACAAGAAATAAGGCCGGTGTTAATAGATTAAAGATAACATTGAACGGCGACGATACTTATACAATGCACTTTTATAAGCAGGTTATTAAAAATTACGTTGACGTTGTGATAAGTAAAGAACAAAAATTTGAAGGAATATACTGCGATCAACTTCAGGAAATTTTCACGCAAGTAACTGGACTTTACACGCACTTATAAAAAATGGAGCGCCGGCCAATTCCGGCGCAACTTTAAACACTTAGCTATATGACACAAATTTTAATTTCAATTCAAAACAACACGTTCGAGGCTGAACAAAGACCAACAACGCAGGAAGATAATTTTGGCGAGATCGTCGAACGATGGGACTTGTTCGTTACATGGCCGGGGAAAGAAAAGGACGGAATAAAAAGCCGTGAAAGCGTCGGACATTTGGTAAAATATTTTAGTGGTTCCTTTGCTATTTTTCACCATGGATTTATAAGATATGATTTTTCTAAAAATCAGGTTTTTATAAACGATCAGAGGAACACAAAAAATACAGGCGAAAGACCTTATCACGAACCTGGAACATATTGTAATTCTATAGATTAAAAATATGGGACGCAAGGTAAATTTATTCTATATCGCAATAGAATCGTATTCGTTAGATGAACATTCTTTTAATGTCATGCATAGGCGTCTATTAAAGCCTGATAATTGTTGCGCTGTATTTTATTTTGGAAAGTCTCGCACAGTATCAAAAACTCGCGCATTAAGAGCCGCAAGGGTTTTTTGTAATCAAATGAATACATATTATCCAACAAAAATTGAGATATATTAAAAAATATTTATAAAAACATTCCCTATGAATTCGACTAAAAAACCCAAAAAATCTATTGAGGATAAAATTAAAATAGCTGTTCAATCATCTGCTGAAAGTGATCCTGCGGAAATAATTAAATATGAAAATGGGGTGGTTGAAGTTATAAAGGACTCGTTTTATGCTAATGAACTTTCGAACCTTATAAAAGTTGCGCGAAATAATAAATATCTTTATTATATAACGGCCGTATATATACATTATTCTCCAAACGGATTTTCTGGTTTTTCAGATGAATACGGTGTTGCCATTGTAGAACAGCCGCTTATTGCTCCAAAATTGAAATTTAGAATGTTCGGACGCGAAAATAAATCATTATGATAATGCAAAATTTTTCGGATATAGCCAATAGGTTAAAAGATAATGGATATTCCCTTGTTGGTACTGGCACAAAGCGCGCTGCTTATGTTTCACCATGCAAAAAACATGTTATTAAAGTTCCAATTGATCCAATTGGAATAATGGAGAATTTCCACGAACACATGAGATATAAAAAAGGCGATAGGTCAAAGCTTGCTAAATGCATGTTAACTCCAAATAGTTTAATTATTATGGAATACATACAAATTGTTCCAAATTATTTATTACCTGAATGGTGTGAGGAGTTTGACAACCAAGTTGGATTGAATAAAAAGGGCGTTTTGGTTGCTTACGATTATGGTTGTTAATTTTTATCAATATATTTTGATATCATAATTATTTGTTATATATTTAAAATATGAAATATAGATATAGGGTATTAGAAAATACTTTAAAAAATGGATCGATTTCTTATATAGTTCAATATAAGTATACCAATCTTTTTTGTGTTTTTGGATGGAATGACCTTTGTTGTTATTCATCAAAAACAGAGGCTATTGATAGGGTTGAAAGAGAAATTGGAAGGGAAATTTTTAAATCAAAAATAATACTTGAAATATAAATTAAACTTTTATGAAAATAGATATAGAATTCAAAGTAGAGCAAGAAGAACTTAAGAAATCAGGAATGTCAGAAGCTGATATTGAAAAAACAATTGACAAGCAATTAACTTTTTCAATGGCTAAAAGGATTAACGACGCGGTACATATCGAGCAAGAACGACTTATTACCGGTGAGCGCATTTTTAAAACTTCTCTTTATATCATTACACCAGAAAATTATGAAGAGATTGCAAAGGCACTTGAGATAGTTAAAAACTATGACGGCGCGAGTGATGCAGTTAAAAGTTTTGTAAATATTGCACTTGAAAAGTTAAAGGATTAATAATATTAAATTATACATCATGACCACCACAACCTTATTATTATGGCTATTACATGCAATAGTTATAATTTTCATCTTGGCAGTTTATGCCAATCATAAGAATGGCTCAAGACTATTAACGGCTGCAATTGTATTGATATTAATAATTGTTATAATTCATTTAATTAATTTGTTTCAATGGATAATGTAAACGAATTAAAAGCACTCTTGCGCAAGGGAATCACCACTTCTGAATTAATAGAGGCAACAGGAGACAAAAAAGCAGTAATAAAGGCTTTTGATCTTGGCGCAAAAATAGAGTGCTTTAAAAAAGATGCTGAAGGAATTGAACGCGGATTTTTAAAACTATATACCTGCATAAAATGCAATGAGCCATTCACAAATGAAAATGTTCATAGTTCTGAAGGTTTGGCGGAAACAAAAATCTCTCAAATATGTGAAGATTGTTTTGATGATATCTTTATTGGTGAAATGTTTTCCGGTGGTTCAATGCCTTGTGATATCTGCGGCGATACAATTTGTCAATGTCAAAATGATAAAGTCAAATTTGTTAGTATGTCGAAAGAAGATTTCTATAGTATATCACCTGATAAATTAACAAGCGACCCGCGCGATTTCGACGACCAGGACGACTATTTACAACCAGAACCACCTGCATTTTAATCTATGAAACAAAAAGACTTCATAATGAATACGGCGGCACTTGTTGTTGCTGACGAAGTGGAAATAAATGTAAAAACTACTTTGGAATTAAACGGTAGATATATAATACAAACTATTATAGGTTTTTACATATTCAGTGATAAAGAGAGAATTTTAATTTCCAATGACAAAGGGAAACATTTATTCCTACACACTAAAATAATTTCAATTAGGAAGGTTAATAAAAAATAATGACCAACAAAATCCCCTCTCTCCTGAGTGAAATACAAAGCGAATATAACATGCCGGAATCAACAGTGCGTGTTATATCTATTTTAAGCAATTCAGAGCCTAATACAGCCACGATACAAGATATTAATACATTCATTACATGACAGCTACAGAGGACCAAATCAGATCCATAATTAAGCATTGGAATAATAGATAAAAAACAATACATGTTTTCAATGTATACATTTTGTATTAAATGTATACATTTTTTGTTTTTATAACTAACTGATTTTCAATACTGTTTTTTATGTATTTATTTTTTTACTTTTTTTATATACACGCGCAATTGGTTTTTATTAAAATTTCAAACATTTTATTTTTAAATGTATTTTTATTTATACGCAATATTTTATATATTTACGTATATATTAAAAACTTTACGTATAACAAATGGAACAAATAGATGCAATAAATGAAGCTTTTGATAAATTTATGTCAGGTTGGGATAACATGCCAAAACATAGATATAAGGCAATTTTTAGACAACAATACTGGATGTGGAAAAATAATAAGCCCATTGGAATAAAAAAGAAAATAGAAGTCTTAAAATCTTTTGAAATAAGCATTGATAATATTCCCGCAGCAAAGATAAGAGGCTATAAAACAATAGAGGACACGGTAACGCACATATTCTTCCATTGGCTTACTTATGAAAGCAAAATGGATGAAACACTTGTTGTTCAATATAAAAAGTGGATCAAAAATCAACAACTTCCAAGTATTTATTATATGAATAAAATTATAAAAAAGGCAGGGTTTGAGCATGGCTTTTTTATACCTTCTTAATTGTGTGATACACAATTTTTATGTATGCAACTTCCTGATTTTCAAAAGTCACAGCTGACACAGCAAAAAGCCATGACTCTTAATTTATATTTTTATTAAAAAAAAATAAGTATAAATAAAAATGTTTTTATATAAAAAACTTCATTCAAATCTATTAAAACTACTGTGTCAACTGTGTCATTGTGTCTATATTAAAATAATAATATTATTATATTTATTAATATATTAATTATTAAGTAGTTATATATTTAATATTGTAGAAATAATACAGACACAAAAATATTAAATAATTAAGTATCTGGTGACCAATTGTTTATATTAAATCTATTAAAATTATGCAAGATTCTGAAGATAAAATACAATCCGATTGCTATTTGTGGTTCCATAATACACAAGTTCGGCTTAGATGTTTATTGTTCCATATCCCTAATGGGGGTAAAAGGGGAGAGCGCGAAGCCAACAAATTCCGGGCAATGGGTGTTGTGGCTGGCATTCCTGACCTATTCCTATCAATTCCCACAGAAACGCACCACGGCCTTTATATTGAAATGAAAACGCCAACAGGTAAATTATCCCCTGAGCAAAAAGAAGTTCACATAAAGCTCGTTTCTGAGGGCTATAAAGTAATTATTTGCCGGTCCTTAGAAGATTTCAAAAAGGAAATCAAAGAGTATCTTAAAAATTCACGATATTCGTTATTATGAGCGCATTTATAGAAATCAACACCTCTGTAGCTGCAAGAGATCTTGAAACAAAATTAAAATCTCTTTATTCAGGCGACCAAAATAAAGCCATAAATAGGGCTATAAATCGAAGTCTTGAAATGGCCAATGCTGAAGCTAATAGACAAATTAGAAGCGTTTATAATATCGCTTTAAAGGATCTTACTGACAAGGACAACAAGCTAATCAAGAAATCCAGCGAAAGCACTCTTACAGGCACTATAAATGCCTCTATTAGGCCGCTGTCACTATCCAAATTCAATCCAGAATGGACACGGGACCGTGTTGCCGGAAATCGTTCATTCCTTACCAAAACCAAGAAAAACAAGACTATTAAAATCAAACGCGGTGATGTAGGTTTAAAAATAGAGATTCTAAAAGGGCGTAAAGAATCTATCCCGTCAGCTTTTTTACTGTTTAAAAATGGTGGAACGCCTGTAATGGCCAGAGGTGTATATGGAAATGATGGTTTTATTTTTGGGTCTTCAAGACTGCCAATTAGTAAATTAAACACTAAATCTGTATTCTATACATTAATGAATGATGATATACAGAAAGCTTTAAATCAGAAGATTACAGACGTGTACCCAGCCAGACTATTACAAGAACTAGAAAAAGGTTTAAAGTTCAACAATCCTTGATTATCAATAGGTTACGAAAACATTGTACATGGGGTTCCTAAAAAATGGGTCCTTTTTACGTTAACGGCGTCGCGGATGCTTGCAGCCCCGAAAAATCGATTTTGGGAGGTTTTTTTACACTTCGCAAAGTTTTGAACAGACTTTGCAAGTTCGTATATTAGTTGCAAAGTAATTTGCAAATCAATATTTGATGGAAAAAGTAAGTATTAGGGAATTTGCGCGCAGGGTCGGAACTACAGACACTACAATTAGGAACGACAGGAAGTCGGGCCGCATTGGCGAAGACGCTTTTGACGTCGACCCCAAAAACGGGCGCCCTGTTGTGCTGATTGAACGAGCTTTTGAATACTGGTATAAATATAATCCTGGTCCAGGTTCTGAAGTGATAACAGATAATCCTGAAGAAAATTTAAATGCTGAAGATGAAATTATCAACACTGTGGAAAACCACGTTGATAAGACAGAAAAACAAAAAGCAAAAGAGGACCGGGATCAACGCGCGAAAGAATATAACGAGAACCGGGCTAAAAATGAACTTGCTGCAGATCAATTTGCAGATGCAGAACTAAGGGAAAAAATTGCCAAAGCTAATTTGGCAGAAATAAAACTAAAAGAGGCAACAGGTGAGCTGGTCCCAATTGCAGAAGTAAAGAAAAATCTTTTTACCTATGGTGTTGAAATAAAAAACGCCCTGCTTTCTATTCCAGACAGGATTATTGATAATTTACTTGCCTCTGATAGCCGCAGTGAGGCACACACACTTTTGACGGTGGCAATCAATAAAGCTTTGGTTTCTCTCACGGATATAGAAAATAGAAAATTTATAAAGGACAAATAAAATGAGCGAATTTATAATAAAAGTACAAAGCAAAGAAGACGCCGCAGCGGGTAAACGAAACTTTCCGGAAGTTGGAGCCAGGGCAAAAAAAGTATATGTTTTACCTGTTGAAAAGGTATCTATAATTGAAGGTATGACAAGATTTGGACGCGCCGGAATTGCCTTTATAGCAGAATCAACAGACGGTGTTGCTGTTGAACTTCAGTTCACCAATGAACAGCTTCAGAAGGTTGCAGAAATAGCAAAGGAACAACAAATGTTTTTCGATGCAAAAAGATAAGTTTGAACAAATGAAGCGCGAAGCCTGGAAAGAATTTTCTGACTCGCTTCAACCCGGACAACGACTTGATAAGTTGCGCCGCGTTTCTAATTATACAAAACCAAAAAAGAGACATAGAAAAAAATGATACACATTGAATTTGATATTAATTTAATTGAGATTGGCAAATCTATAGGATATATGTTCCTTGGTGCATTTTTAGTTTTTTGTTTTTTTGCCTATTTATTAAAAGGGTTTTGGAATTGGTAAAATGAAGGACACGCCAGAATATATTGACGTTGATTATGATTATATCCTTGGTTTTATAGAGGGCTTAGCACCGACGCCATTGCTTACGGTTTCTGAATGGTCAGATGAAAATAGGTATCTTTCGTCTGAGTCCAGCGCTGAGCCTGGACGTTGGAGAACAGACCGAACACCATATTTAAAAAAAATACTTGACTGTCTCTCGCCAACTTCTACTTATAAAAAAGTAGTTGCTCAAAAAGCATCACAACAGGGATTTTCAGAAGCTGGTCTTAATTGTATAGGTACATATATGGACATTTCGCCGTGTCCTATTATGTATATTATGCCAACGGTAAACATGGCCAAAGGGTTAAGTAAATCGCGACTTAAGCCAATGATTGAAAATTGTCCGACATTAAATAAAAAAATAAGGCCTGCGCGAGAGCGTGACGCAGATAATACCGTTCTTGAAAAATCTTTTGCTGGTGGTATTCTTATTTTAACTGGCGCCAATTCAGCCGCAGAACTTGCCTCGCGTCCTATTCGTGTATTGATACTTGACGAAGTTGACCGTTATCCAATAGATGTTGATAATGAAGGGTCGCCAATGGACTTGGCAATTACAAGAACATTAACATTTGGAAATAGAAAAATTTTTATTCTTAGTACTCCAACAATTACCGGTGCAAGTGCAATAGAAAATGAAATTGAAGATACTGACAAGCAAATGTTTTTTGTTCCGCTTCCTTGTTGTGGCGTGCCGCAGGTTTTGGAGTTTGAACAATTACGATGGACCCCAGGCAAACCAAGCACTGTAAAATATGAATGTAAGCATTGTGGCGGACTTACTGAAGAGAGGCACAAGGCCAAATTTCTTGCAGCTGGTGAATGGATAGCAACTGAACCAGAAAAAAGTAATAAGGATACTATAGGATTTATTATTAATGGCCTGTACTCGCCGCTTGGTTGGTTGTCATGGAAAGATATTGTAAAGGAATTTGAAGCAGCAAAAGAAGACACTACAAAGATGAAAACTTTTGTTAATACTAAACTTGGACTTCCTTATGCTGAAAAAACAGACGCACCAGCCTGGGAAAATTTATATAATCGCCGCGAAGATTACCCGATTGGTATTGTGCCAAATGAGGTTGTTTTTCTTACTTCAGGCGTCGATGTTCAGCGCGACCGTTTGGAAATAGAAGTCGTTGGTTGGTGTCCTAATAAAATTTCTTATTCTATCGAAAAAGCGGTTTTTATAGGAGACACCGCAGGCAAAAAAGTCTGGCAAGAGTTACGAGAATATTTAAGTAAGCAATTTATTAAAGATGATTTAACATTGCTACCGATAAGAATGACTTGCATTGACTCAGGATTTAATACGGCGTATGTTTACGATTTTTGTCGTACAATGGACGCTTCTGCGGTTGTTCCAATAAAAGGACAAGATACACAGGTCACAATAATAAGACCGCCAAAAGCCGTTGATACTAAAAGAACAGGCAAGACCGCAGGCAAAGTTAAGGTGTGGCATATTGGGGTATCTGTTATTAAACATGAATTATACGGATGGTTGCGTCAGGAAAAAATAGAAGGTGATACGCCGCCCGGATATTGTCACTTTCCGCAATATGAACCAGAATATTTTAAAGGTCTTACGGCCGAACAAATAGAATTGAAGGTTGTAAAAGGATATAAAAAATATCAATGGGTTAAAAAATATGAGCGAAATGAACCACTTGACATGCGAGTATATGCGCGTGCCGCCGCTGCAATTATAGGAATAGACCGATTGACGCCTAAAATGTGGGATAAGCTAAAGGCAGGATATACACACAAAGCAAAATCAAAAGTAGAAGAACCGCCGGCCCAACCTGAGCCTGTAAAGAAAAAAATAAAAAGGAAAGATAAAACTGACTTTTGGAATAGGTAATAAAAAATCCCGCAGCTGGACGGGATTTTTTATTTTTTCTTTTTCTATGTCTGTCAACATTTCCAGCTGTGCGGCAACTTTGTCTGTATAGTATAATGATTGTAGTTTACTGTTTGTGCTGAAGATGGATAATATTTTTTAATATACTTTCGTTTTTTGAAATTAAAATACTCAAGCCTTTTTGTATAATAAATTATATTATCTGTTGCTTTCTTGTATTCATAATCATTAATTGATAGGTCCATGTAAATATTTAACAGCCTACCCTCCGGACTATTATAAAGACTAAAATAATCAACAGCTTTTGGTGTTAAATTATTCACAACATCGACATCATAAGCAATAACATTGCTTTTTACAATATCGACTTTTTCTATTTTGGCCTTTTGCATATCGTCAGGAGTGCCATAACTAACGTTTACGCTTGCCACCATAAAGAGCGATAAGGGTAAAACAAAAATTGATTTTTTCATTTTTTTTACTGTTTTATTTAAAAATAAAGCCAATTATACTAATTTTTTAGTAAATTGTTTAAAAATTAATACTATTTTTGAATATGGCTTATACTCAAGATGATTATGACGCTTTAAAGTCTGCAATTGCAAGCGGTGCAACTCGCGTTGAATATGGTGATAAACGTATCGAATATAGATCGCTTGCAGAAATGAAAACAATACTTGCTGATATGGCAAAATCGCTTGGCTTTACAACAAGAACAAGCGGAAGAACAAACGGTAATTTTTCAAAAGGTCTATGAAACAAGCTAAGTTGAATTTTTTAGAACGCGCTATCGGCTTAGTTAGTCCAACGCTTGCACTTAAGCGCGCCCGCGCCCGTTTTATATTAAATGAAGTAAGAGGTTATGAAGGATCAAGCAGAACGCCAAGAACAAAAAATTGGAAAACCTCTCCTGGCTCTGCAAATCTTGAAATACAAACGTCCCTTTTAACTTTAAGAGATAGAGCAAGGGACCTTGTCAGGAATAATCCATATTCAAAAAAAGCAATTACTGTAATTTCAACAAATGTTGTTGGTTCTGGCATTCGTCCGCGTATTGACACAAAAGGAAGAGATGCTAAAAAGCTTATGGACCTTTGGAAAAAGTGGGCCGAAAAAACGGAATGTGATTTTGATGGAATGCTGACAATGTATGGACTGCAAAAACTTATTATGCGGTCACTTTCTGAAGGTGGTGACGTCCTTATACGTCGTCGTCGTGTAAGTAATGGGTTGTTGCCTGTGCAAATACAGGTGGTTGAGGGTGATCTATTAGACCAAAATAGGACAACACCGCTTGAAGGTGGTGGATATATAGTGCAGGGCGTTGAGTTTGACAAAAACGGAAAACGTGTTGCATATTGGGTGTTTGAACGTCACCCATACGATGTTGTTCCCAATACAATGCTTTCTTATCGCGTTTCATCTTCAGAAATAATACATGTATTCGAAACATTAAGACCCGGACAAGCGCGCGGTGTTCCTGCGGGCACATCTGCGTTTATTAGGTTGAAAGATTTTGATGATTACGAAGATGCACAGTTAATGCGTCAAAAAATAGCCGCTTGTTTCGCTGTGTTTGTTCATGACCAAAGCGAAGATCTTACAGGCGCCATTGCTGACACAGACACTGAAGATGATGGGTCTATCAGTGAGCGTGTACAGCCCGGAGTTATAGAGCACTTGCCGCCTGGAAAAAATATTACATTCGCAACTCCACCAGGAACAGAAGGGTACGGAGAATATGCAAAGAATGTATTACGGGCCATAGCCGCCGCATATGGTGTAACCTACGAAGCACTGACAGGTGATTTGTCAAATGTGAATTTTTCATCTGGCCGCATGGGGTGGCTTGAATTTCATAGGCAAGTTTCTGATTGGCAAGATAACGTAATGTTGCCAGCATGTGATAAAATATGGAATTGGTTTGTTGAGTCTGCAAATATGGCCGGTATAATATCAAAAACAGATATCGTTGCAAGCTGGACACCGCCGCGCCGCGAAATGATCGACCCGGTAAAAGAAATAAAAGCAATGACGGATGAGGTTCGGGCCGGTTTTACATCTTGGGCCGAGGCCGTAAGTTCTAGGGGTTGGGACCCTCAAGAATTGCTTATTGCGCTAAAAGAAGAATATGCATTATTTGAAGAATTCAAGTTGATGCTTACTTGTGATCCAAGATTTGATCCAACGCGACCAGTTCCGCCAATACAAGGACCAAACCGACAGGCGCCAAGTGGACAAACTAATAATAATCAATAAACAAAATAATTGTTTAATTTTTTTTTGGTTACATATTAATTTATGTGTATAATTGTTTAAAATTTTGTATTAACAACAATGCCTGAAGTAATAGAAATAGAGAAATCACTTCCGATGCTGAACACTCGTGCAGCTGTTTCACCTGGAACACTAAATGTTGACAAAAGAACTGTTGACGTTGTGTTTGGAACAGATGCACCTGTTCTTATGGGTAGTTGGGACCAATATTATGAGTCATTGTTATTTGGAACCAATAACGTAAGATTTGCACGCTTAAACGCCGGAGCTCCTTTGTTAGATAATCACTACAGCGGTGCACAAATAGGAGTTGTTGAGAGGGCTTGGAGTGATGGAAAAAATGGATATGCAACAATAAGATTTTCTAAAAATCCAGATGCAGAACAGGTTTTTCAAGATGTTGTTGACGGAATAATAAGAAATGTAAGTGTAGGGTATCGCGTTTATCAATATCGTGAAATTTCAGGCGGGGAAGGACAATTGTCTACATATGAAGCAACAGATTGGGAGCCTTATGAAATATCAATGGTTTCTGTTCCCGCAGATTATAACGCAGGCGTTAGGTCTGACGATAGCCAGAAAGAACAACTTGTTAAGATTTTTAAATTAAATAATAGAGAAATGCCAGAAACACCAGAACAAAAAGCCGCGCGCGAAGCAGCTGAACAAGCCGTCGCCGCTGAAGCAACGAGAACCGCCGCTGAAGCAGCTGAGCGCGTCCGCATAGCTTCTGAGAATAACACTAGAGCCGCAGTTGAAGCAGAAAGAACAAGGGGTATTGAAATAAGAAAAGCCGTTAATATTGCAAAACTTCCAGAAGCTTTTGCAGAAACATTAATAAGCGAAGGCAAGACAATTGACGAAGCAAGAAAGCTTATCTTGGATGAATTTGCTAAAAATGATCCTCACAAAGGCAACGGAACTGTTGCTGTTACTGGTGAGGACGAAAAGGACAAAATCAGAAATGCGGTTATTGCTGGTCTTTTCATGAGATCTTCGCCAAGCCTTGATGCCTCTAAGGAGTTCAAGCCGGAAGTTATTCAAGCAGCAAGAGAGCACAGAGGAAAAACTTTGCTTGATATTGCAAAAGAATGTTTGACCAGGGCCGCAATTAAGTTTGATGGACTTGACAAAATGGAAATCGTACAAAGGGCAATAACCTCAAGTACTTCTGATTTTCCAATTCTTCTTTCTGGTCTTAACCGTCAGATTTTATTGGCCGCATATAATGCAGCTCCTGACACATGGCGTTCGTTCTGTCTGATTGGAAGTGTTGCCGATTTTAGGCCATACAGACGTTTGAGATTTGGCACATTGTCAAACCTTGATTCTCTGGCAGAAAATGGAGAATACAAAAATAAGAAGCTGAACGACGCAGAATATGAGTCAATCGAGGCTGGAACAAAAGGAAATCTAATTAATTTATCAAGAAAAATGATAATTAATGATGATCTTTCCGGATTATCAAGATTGACAAGTATGTTAGGAAGGGCCGCCGCAAGAACAATTGAAACAGATGTTTATGCGCTGTTTGCATTGAATAGTGGCAATGGTCCTACTCTGCAAGACGGAAACCCTTTGTTCCATTCATCACACGGTAACATTGCAGGAACCGCAGCGGCGCCAACTGTTGCTTCTTTTGATGCTATTAGGACGCAGATGAAACAAATCAAGGATCAGGACGGAAACGATTATCTTGATATTATGCCTGCCATTTGGCTTGGTCCAACGGCTCTTGGTTCTACTGCAAGAACCGTGAACGATGCTCAATACGATGTTGATTTATCAAATAAATTCCAGGTTCCTAACAGATCCAAAGGAATGTTTGGAACGATGATTGACTCGCCAAGGCTTTCTGGTAATGCTTGGTATGCAATGGCAGATCCTGCAAACGAACCAGTGTTTGAGGTTGTATTTTTAGATGGAAATCAAAGCCCTTATCTTGAGTCTGAAATCGGGTTTGACGTTGATGGTATCCGTTGGAAAATCAGACACGATTACGGAACAGGTGCAATTGGACACAGGGGTATTATTAAAAACGCAGGTGCTTAATAAATACTAAACAATAAAAAAGAATAGGGCGCCAAAATCGCCCTATTCTTTTAAAAGTTAAAAATATTTTCAACAATTTATTTTAAAATAAAATGGCACAAAATTATATAATGTCGGGTGACGTGTGCAACGTTGTACTTGCAGCGGATGCAGTCGCCGGAACTCCCTTCTTATTAGGAATAAGATTAGCGGTTCCTCTTGCTTCTGGCTCAACAGGTGACACTGTTGCATGTTCAATGGAAGGTGTTTTTACAGTTCCAAAAGCAACAGGCTCAGCATGGACACAAGGCGAGCAACTTTATTGGGATGATACCGCTAAGAATGTCACCACTGTTTCAACAAGTAATACAGCTATTGGCTGGGCTTTTGATGCTGCGGCTTCTGGCGACACAACTGGTAATGTAAAATTATTCTGCTAAAAAGTGGGCAATATATTTGATAAGTTGCAAGATAATCTTTTTAATACCATAAATAATGTATTTGGTTATATGGTATCCTGGACGCCGTCGAACGGCGACCCAGCGCAACTTGCAAAATGTCTTTATAAAGAACCTACGGAACAATATAAATTAGGCGAGATTGACTACTCGCCTAATTTGTTTCAAATTGAATACAAGAACGGCGATTTACCTGGATTATTTGAAACATCAAGGGCGGGCGGTATGGAGCAAGTTAAAATTTATAAAATAGGTAGCGACATTACAACAGCATTAACCTATGCCGTATTGAAACCGCTTTCAAAATGGGACGGTAATACGTTAAAACTTTTAATTGAAAAAGTATAATGAATTACGAAGATCTTGAGGACGAAATAATAGCTAAAATAAATCCTTCGTTAACATCTGGAAATATTGATTTTGGTCCACTTCCTGAAAATGAAGAAGATTTAAAAAAGGCCCTAACAAGGCCCAGGGTATGGGTTTCGTTCAATATGTCTGATTATAACCCGCCCAAGAGTATGAGCGCTGAGGGGTTAGCACAAGATGTGGTTGTTACGATTGAAGTTATTATTCAATCTAAAAAAAGAAGAGGCGCACAAGGCTGTTATATTGTAATGAATTTGATTAAATTGCTGTTGCTTGGATTTAGGCCCAGCGGATTAACAGCAATGACCTTACAAAAGGAAGAATTGTTAAATTTTGACCAGCAAGGGTTTTGGAATTACAGGCAACTATATACAAGCAAAGGGACGCAAATACAAGAGGACGACGGAACAGTTGATGTTATATTACAACAAATAGCTGTCAATACGACTGAAATAACTAACGGTGTTTAATCATGCCAACAGCACAAAAAAAATTAAGTGATTATACAAGTGCATCATCTACAGATTTAACTCTTGCAGATATATTGCCGCTTATCCAAGGCAGTAGTACTAAGCTTAATAAAAAGACAACTTTAAACGATGTAAAGAATTTTTTTAATTCACTTAGTCGCCCAATAGGTAAAATTATTTTTGTTGATACCAATGGGCTTGATTCATCTGCCCAAAGAGGTAATATAAATAATCCATATGCAACAATAGCCGCTGCTTTAGCGGTGGCCGGGGATGGCGATTGGATTGTATTATTACCCGGCAATTATTCTACAGATCAAAATCTTGCCGTTGTTGGAATTTCTATAAATTGGTTTTTATATAGAGGTGTTAATTTAACACTAAATCACGCTACAGACCCATTTGCATATGACAATGATGCTATAACATCATTAAGTATTTATGGAAATGGAATTTTAAATCACACCTCAACAACCGCAACCAATAATATACTTTTTCAAAATAATGCATCTTCTGTATATATAGAATGTGAGCAATTAACTATTCATAAAAAAATATCCTGCGATTGTTCAGCTACATTTGCAATAAAAGATTTTGAAATAAATTTATCAGCGACAGGACAAAAAATATTTCAAGGAAATCTTGCAGGTGGTGGAAAAGTTTCTTTTGAAAACTGTTCCATGACTGTTGATGGATCAGACCCAGGTGCAGTTGTGTTGTTTGATTTTACAGGTGTGTCTGGCGCTATGCTTCAGTTTAAAAATTTTGAATTTGTTGATACTGCGTGTAATAATATAGGAGTTAGGTTTGCGCCACCGATGCCAAATAGTGCTAGTTTTGTAGTATTATACGATAATGTTAGCATTTCTCCCAATGCAGGATATATATTTGAGGCTGTTGCTGACTGTATTTTTTATTTATCTGGAACAAATATTTTTTATAAAAACTTCATTAAAGGATCTTATAATATATCATTCGTTGGCACTGGTGATTTTACACTTGCCAATGATTCTGTATTTAGACACCACTTTTTAAATACACCAAGCAAATTAATAGGAACAGATACGTCTGGGAACATGCAATGCGTTGATATTAGTGTTGATTCTGTTCCGCGGTGGACAAAATACACTTTTGATTATTCTCTTTTTGCGGGGTTTAATGTAACAACATACAGTTGGATAATGGGTACATTATTAGGTGGGGAAATTTTACATGCTGTCAAAATAAAACATTCAACAAATTTTGCTGGCGGATCAGTATCGGCTGTAACTCTTGAAATAGGCATAATATCTAATACGGCAAAATATGCGTCGGCTTATGATATTCATCAAGCTGCTGCGGATGATACATTTCAAATTTCTTCAGCTTTATTTTCTGAGAATCATGTTTCTCCTACAACTTTTTATGGTACATTTAATTCTACTGGTGGAAATGTGCAAGATATAACACAAGGTGTTGTTGATGTTTGGTTATTAACTAGCAAAGCTGTTTAATTATATGGCTGTAATAATAGAAAATAAAAATATACCTTCCTATCCTTCTTCAAATGGATATGAAAATGTTTTGATTGAAAAAGACGGCGCTTTGTCATGGGAGCCATTAGAACCAAGATCAGGAACAACTTACGATAATAGAACTAAATTACAAGCTGGCGCCGCGGGTGATTGGGTAAATGGAAAATACGTTGGCGCCACAAGCGGCGCAATAACTGGAACATATGGAAGTGAAAGATTTAGCGGTCAAGATGCAACAAACGGCCTGTATTATAGATATGAAGCTGAAACAGATAATAATTGGATTAGAACTCAAATGTTATGATTAAAAACTATAATTATATACGGGGAATTGGTTCGTTTAAAACTATAGGCGTAGGCAATTTAAACGATAGAACAATATTGATGCTGTTGGGTACAGATGGGGTTTATTATGCCACACCTTTTACGCCGCAAAAGGGAAATGATTTATATTGCGAAGCGGCTACAGGTGTAACTTTACAACAGGATGAAAATATTAATAATCTTAATCTTAATGGCGCCCAAGACATTGTAAGATTAAATACGAATGGCCATAAATTAAATATTTATGGAAAGTTAAGAACTTATTCAGGATCAGCTCCAGGAACAACAGACTCAGGCTCTACGGGGTCGGGAATTGCTGGTTGGATTGCGGGAACTTTAAAGGCGGTGGGGAGCGCAAACAGGACCATTATAGATGTTAATGAATTTACTGCAAATGCTAGGGCGGCGGGCTGGACCTTAGAAGTTGCTTTTGATGCGGGCACAACTGCTTATATAAAAAATACTTTCAGATGTGGTTTTTTAGTTGTCACCTCTGGAATTCTTGATTGTCAAACCACTGAAGACGGACTTGCAGCATCTTCAGAATTTAGAATTGCCGGAAATGACTATACCAGCAACGACGGAACAACTACCGGAACGGTTATAGTAAAATCAGGAGCTACTTTAAAATTCTATAGGATAAGAAAAAATTCAGCCACTACTGCGGGCAATGGAATTTTAAGTTTTACTCTTGAATCTGGCGCAACATTAATACCTAAAAAAACCGACGTAAGTATAGATGCACTTTCTTATGACATGTCAGGCACAGTTAATTTTAATTTTGCTGGTGCTCAAAATTTCATTAACAGCACAGGCGTTTCTGGCTGTTCAATTATAAATACTTATGACACTGTTATACTTTCAGGTAGTGGCGCAAAAACATTGCTTACTAATACAACTATAAATACTTTATTACAAATTGGTGGTACTGCTTTATTAAGTTTATCAACGTTTACTTTAACATATGGCGCGAGTGCAAATGTTGAATATTTAGCAAGTACCATTGCAGGGCCTGAATTGCCTAGTACAAATACAGGATTTCAAAGGCCATTAAATGTAACAGTAGATGCAGGCGTAACTTTAGACTTGGGCGGTACAGATAGATATATAAGAGGTACTTTAACTCTAGGGTCTGGGGCTTCTGTAGTAAATGGAACAATTAATCAAAATCAACCTTAAATAAATAAGTATAACATGAAAAAATTTTTATTAATTATCGCATTAGTTTTTTTTATTGTTTCGTGTAATAAAGCAATAGAACTACAGCCGCAACAAAATGTCAAATATGTCTCCTATGGTCAGGCGAAGCTTTCCCCTAATGTTGACTTTAAGACAAAAAAAACAGGCAATTTTTCAGATACATCTGTTTGGATGAAATACGACGGCACAAGCTGGATAGATGCACATGACATACCAGATACAACAAATAGTATATTCATTGAAGCAGGAAACACACTGATTATTGATTCAATATTTTCTTGTAAAGATATTAATCTTAATTCTACGGCCGACACTATAAGGATTTCAACTGGTGGCAATGATATTTCAGTATATGGAAAAATGAGAGGTTATACTGGAACAGCTCCTGGAACATCTTCAACAGCTTCAGGAATTGCAGGTTGGATTTCTGGAAAGATAACATTAAAAGGTAGTACTAGAACAGTATTTAATAGTGGTGAATTTTCAGCAAATTCTCATAGTGCTGGTTGGACACTTAATTGTAGTATCAACTCAACTGCTATAGCTTATGTAAACACAACTATTCGTTGTGGTTATTTAGTTGTTACTTCTGGAACTTTATATATTAGTGGAATTCCAGATGGATTGACTAGCAGTCAAGAAATACGAATAGCAGGAGATGATTATACAGCTCAACCGGGTAATGGAATTAGTGGAGGAACTTGTGATGTTAAATCAGGAGCAACTCTTGTAGGTTCACGTTTTAGAAAAAATAGTCCTCTATCAGTCGGTAATTCTTTAGCATCTTTTACTTTAGATTCAGGTGCAACTTTTATTGCTAATGTATCTGATCCTACAATTGCTACTGTTAATTATTCATTAAATGGTACAGTAAAACTAACACTATTAGAAAACCAATACTTCATAAGTAACTATGGTAATGTAGATGCTATTAATATAATTAAGTATAATAATATTGTTCTTGGAGGTAGTGGAAGTAAAAGTTTAAAATACAATACACAATATCACAGTCTTCAAGACCTAGATTCTCTACTAAATTTAAATGGATATACATTGACATTATATTGAATTTAAATTTTCAATTAGTATAATTTTATATGTATTTTTATTATATTGTACCAGTTTTAAACACATAATATTATGGCTTTTTTACACGGCGTCGAAACTATAACCATAACCAAGGGCAACCGCACAATTACCGCAGTTCCTTCTGCGATTATAGTCCTTGTTGGTATTGCTCCAAAGGGACCTGTTAATATACCAACTTTGGTTGCTGGGTCAGCCGATGTTGCGCAATTTGGTTCGCGTCTTCCTGGTTTTAATATTCCGGAAGCGCTTGACTCTATTTTTGCGCAAGGTGCAGGAATTATTGTTGTTATAAATACATTTGATGGAACCGTAACAACCAATACAAGTGATATTACGGACGAAGTAGCAACCATTGCTGATAATAAATTTAAATTGGCCTTTGCTCCTGTTGGTAGTACTGTGCCAGTTGTTACCGATGCCGCCACAGGCCTTATAACTTATGTAGCTGGTACTGATTATACAATTGATGATTTTGGAAATGGTGTTGTGATAAATACAACAGCAATATCCGCCTCAACAGTCAAGGTAACTTATAAAAAATTAAATACCACTTCTGTCAATGCCAACCAAATAATAGGAACCGTTGACGGCACAACACAGGCAAGGTCTGGCTTGCAGGCTCTTGATAACATACCTACGTTATTTGGATTTAAACCAAAAATAATAATATCGCCTGGATATTCAGCACTTCCAACGGTAAGCGCCGCGATGCTTTCAAAAGCGGATACTTATCGCGCAGTTGTTCCAATGGATGCGCCCGAAGGAACAACTGCTGCTGCGGCAATTACAGGCCGTGGATCTTCAGGAACTTTTGGTTGGAATACTGGAAATTCTCGCGCAATACTTGTTTTCCCAAAATGGAAAAAAGGCGATCCAGATCCTTCCGCAGCAAGTGACGCAACAATACTCGAATGGTATTCGTCATTATTTGCTGGCGTCATGTCAAATAATGATTATTCTAACGGCTTCTGGTTTTCTCCCTCTAATAAAGAAATAAAAGGCGTAGTAGGTCCAGAGATAGTAATTACTTGCAGCCTTACTGATTCTACAGCACAAAATCAATTGTTAAATTCTAACGGAATTGTTTGTTATTTTAATTCGTTCGGAACATCATTATTGACTTGGGGAAATAGATCAGCAATGTATCCAAGTGATACGCAGCCAATAAATTTCATAAATATACAAAGGATAAAAGATATCCTTGAAGAAAGCATTGAGGTTGCGATGTTCCCATACATAGACCAGCCAATAAACAACGGCACAATTGACAGTGTGCGTGCGACAGTAAACGGCTTTATTCGTTCATTGATTTTGCGCGGTGCATTAATAGATGGTTTATGTATCTTTGATCCAACATTAAACCCTACAGACCAATTAGCCGCAGGTCAGGTTGTGTTCTCGCTTTCGTTTATGGGTCCAACTCCAATGGAGAGAATTAGGTTCAATTCATTTGTTGATGTTTCTTTGTTATCTAAACTTTTAGCTTCTTAAATAAGCCATGGCTCAGAAAATTCAAATTAATAGAATTACCAATGCCAATTTATACGTAAATGGTAATTCGAAACTTGGACGCGCTGAAGAGATTAGCGCTCCGGTTGTTAAATTTAAAATGTCAGAACATAAAGCCATTGGCCTTTTTGCAGCTATGGAGTTTCCTTCTGGTGTTGAAAAGCTGGAAATGAAAGTTAAGTGGAATTCATTTTATGCTGACGTTTTAAAAACTGTTGCAGATCCATTTTCTATGATTGAAATGCAGATCAGAGCAAGCATGGAAACGTGGGAATCAAATGCAAAAACTGGCGAAGTTCCTGTTGTAATATTTGTCAATGGAACTGCAAAAGATTTTCCTCTTGGCAATTTCAAACAACATGACAATGTTGAGAGTGAAACAAATTTCACCGTGTATTATTACAAGATGGAAATCAACGGCGAAGAAATTGCAGAGTGCGACGTAATGGCCAATATATACAAAGTCAATGGTGTTGACTTATTTGCTAAGTATCGCGCAAATCTTGGAATATAAAAATACATGCGGGGAGTTCGGTAACCGCCGCGGCTCATAACCATGGCTAATCGGGTTCGACTCCCGGCCCCGCTACTAAATTTTAAAAATAATATATGGATACAAATAATAATTTATCAGTTACACCAACAACTGAAAGTAAGAACAGCGAAGTTCAAGAAATAATTTTACCTTCAGGTAAAAAAGCCATAATAGGCGCATTTAAAGGCAAGCACATAAGAGAAGCAACGCGCATTGCAGACGGCGACAGCGATAAAATGATTTTTGCGCTTATATCAATTACAACCACAATTGATGGAAATAAAGTTCTTATTGAAGATCTTGATGAAATGCCAGGAACAGATGTAATGAAATTACAGGCTGCTTTTGCTGTAAATTTTTAGTAAGCGACCAGCAACTAACGTTTCTGGCGCATTTTACAAGTACGCCCTTAAGCTATTGGCTTGAACAACCAATAAACGATTGTGTGCATTGGTACACATTGGCGGTAAATGAGTATAATCGCTTAAACAAACAACCTGAAAGCTAATGAATAGTTTGTTAAAAATAGCTGTTATGTTAACCGCCTACGACCAAATGAGCCGTGAGGTGCGATCCGCTGTTAATAAATCCAAGAAAGAACTTTCTGACTTAAAGGCTCATGCCACCGCACAATTTGCGCAGGGATTCGGGCTTATGGGTGCAGGTGCAACCGGCTTTGCAGCTGTAGGAAAAACCGTTGCCGCTTATGCAGACCTGGAAGATGCAGCATTATCTTTAAAGTCTGTCATGATGCAAGACGGTGGAATTATAGATCCTGAACTTTTCGAAAAGACAACAAAGCTTGCTGAGGGTCTTGGTGATAAATTGCCGGGTACAACAATGGACTTTTATAATATGTTTTCAACAATGATACGTGCCGGTATTCCTGCAAAAAACATTGTTGATGGTGTTGGTGTGTCCGCTGCAAATCTTGCTGTTGCGCTTAAATTGCCATATGAGGAAGCTGGTAAGCTTGCCGCTAAATTAAAAGAGGCGACAGGAATTGCAGACAACGAAATGCTTCAGTTTATGGATACTATCGCCAGAACAAACCAAGTAGGTGTTGAGGCAAGCGAAATGCAATTCGCTTTTTCTCGTTCCGCCGGTGCTTTGCGTAATATGAGGATTCAGGGTCTTGAAGCCTCAAAATCAATTTCCGCAGTATATGCCATGTTGATAAAATCAGGTGCATCTGGCGAAACTGTAGGTACTGGAATGACTGCGGTGCTTAATTCATTTATGAATGCTGAAAAAATGGACGCCTTAAACCAAGCGGCTGGCAAGTTTGGCATTACAATGGATTTTGTTGACAAAAAAACCGGAGAATTCAAGGGTGTTGAAAATATGATGGTTCAATTTGATAAATTAAAAGGGTTGAATTCATCACAACGAGCCGGAATAATTCAAGCGTTTCTTGGTCCAGGTGCTGACGCTAATTTCATGACTATATTAGCCAGTAAGGGAGTAGAGGGATACAATCAAATGACAAAGGCCATGTCAACACAAGCAACGCTTAATGATAAGGTTCAGATGCAATTAGGCGGACTTAAAAATAAATGGGAAGCGGCTACAGGAACATTTGTAAACCTTCTAGCTTCTCTTGGGGAAAAGGTAGCTCCCGCACTTGGTGAGGTTGTTGATATGCTTGGAGCCGCAGCCGCAGCAACGCGCCAGTTTGTTGATAATAACCCGCGACTTGCAAAGTTTATTGTTTTACTTGCAACATTTGTTTCAGCTGCTTTAATGCTTGCCGGTGTTATTAAGATAATACAAGGTGTGGTTGCTATATTTAAAGTTTTAAATTTAGTCATGGCCATGAATCCATTTATATTAATCGCATTGGCGGTGGTTGTTGTAGCTGCATTAATATTTACATATTGGGACAAAATAAAAATATTTTTTATAAATCTTTGGGAAGCTATAAAGGCCGGATTCTTTAAGGCTATCCAATGGATAAAAATTTTATTAATGGCCGTGTTTGTTCCATGGTTATTGATTTATCAACATTGGGATAAGCTAAAGCCTTACTTTTTAAAATTATGGTCTAAGGTTAAAGAAATATTTACTGGGTTTGTTGGTTGGGTTAAAAATATAGGAGTAGAATTTTTTAATGCAGGCAGGAATATTGCAACTCAAATCTGGCAAGGAATAAAGGCCATGGCACATAAGCCAGTTGAGGCTGTTAAAGATATGGTTCAAAAGTGCAGGGACTTATTGCCGTTTTCACCTGCAAAAACAGGACCTTTCAAGGATCTTCATAAGATAAAAATAGTTGAAACTATTGCAGCTTCAATAAAAGCTTCACCAATGGTCCAGGCAATGTCAAGAGTAGTTGCGCAAGCTGTTGGTGTTCCTGCGCCTGTATCTTCAGGTTCTTCTGTTGGCGGTGGCATAACATTGCATTATGCTCCGGTTGTTAATATTGGAGCCGGTGCAAACAAGGCCGACTTTATGGCTATACTGCAAGAGCACAAAGATGAAATTTTAAGATTATTAAACACAGCCGCAGCAAATAAGGCAAGAACAAAATTTTAATTACTTATGTATGCACAAATAGGTGACATAGTATTATCAAATCAATACGGATTTTCTGGTTTTTCAGATGAATACGGTGTTGCCATTGTAGAACAGCCGCTTATTGATAATAAGCCACGTTTGCAACGTACGGGAACGAATTTAATTAAATTAAATTTTAGTATTGTACTACATAAGACATTTGTAAATATAGAAGATGAAGTTAATAAGTTTCAGTCTTTAGTCGTTAATACAACACCGGTTGAAATAACATTAGGAACTGGTGTATTGCTTGGGAATTTCATATTAACAAATCTTAAAAGGACAATTGATAAAACGCTTTCAGATGGAACTGTATTTGAGTGTACAATAGAAATACAGGCGACAGAATATCCTTATGATATCGTTAGCAATAGCGGAACAGCGTTAACTGAAAATAGTCCGGTAAGTGTTGCGTCTGTTCCTGTAAAAATGTCCTTAGCTGGTCAAATAGGAACAGACGTAAGAGACTCTCAAACCCTAAGCAAAGGCGTAAGCAATGATCTTAGGTCAGCACAATTACAGCCAGAAAAAAGGGCCGCAAAAATGAAACAGACTATTTTAAAAATTCAACAGATTGATAAGAAGCTTGTCAATGTATATACATTAACATCTAATGTATTGCGTCTTGCGAATGAAGCTAATAGTTTAAAAAGCAGAATAACTAAAGCAAGGGGAGACTTGGCAAGGCTTAAATCATTTTGCCAAATAAATGACGTTGAGAGTGCAATGAGTGCAAACAATGACTTTCAAAGTAACATGCAAAATGTTGGCGGACTTACCGCACCATTTACTAAAAGTTATATATTAAGAAGGACCGTTTAAATATGTCATATACAACACATACTGTTCAACAAGGCGAAAGATGGGATAATATTGCCTTTGCTTGCTATGGTGATGTGAAATACACGCCAGATATTCAAACAGCAAACCCTGAAGTTCCGCTTGACGAGCCAATACCGGCTGGGACTGTTTTAAGAATTCCTATTAAAGAGGTTATTGATACGCAGACGGAATTATTGCCGCCTTGGAAAAAATAAAAAAGTATGGAATTGCAAAGGCCACAAATAAAAGTATTATATAATAGTAAAGATATAACTAACGATATATCAAAATATATAGTTGGTTTAAAATATACTGACAATACAGAGGGTTCAAGCGATTCTATAGAATTAAATCTTGAGGATATTGACGGCCTTTGGCGTGACGGCTGGTATCCTGACAAGGGCGATGAATTAACTGTGTCAATTGGATATAACGGTGTTTTTCTTGATTGTGGTGTATTTGAAATAGATCAGATTCAATTAAGAGGAACGCCAGACATGGTTTCATTGCAGGGCCTTGGTGCTGGAATAAAAGGAGACATAAGGACAAAGATAAGCGCGGCTCACGAAAACAAAACATTAAGGCAGCTTGCAGAAGCCGTAGCAAGCCGTCACAATCTTAGTATAATTGGCGGTGTTGCTCCAATAGTAATTGAGAGAGTAACGCAGCGAGAAGAAACAGATTTATCTTTTTTAAACAGGATAGGTCATGAATATGGTTATATTTTTTCAATAAGAGGTTCGCAATTAATATGGACAAGCATTTTTGATATTGAAGAACTCGCCGCGGTTGCTTCAATAGATAGAACAGATATGATGTCGTACGACATAACAGACAAGACATTACAAACATATTCTAGCGCATCTGTCAAGTATCACAATCCAGTAAATAAAACAGTTTCAACATATGAAGTTGAAAAAATAAATAATAAAGATGATGTTCCTTTTAATTATATAAAGTCTGGTGATACATTAAAAATATACACCAAGGCAGAAAACAACCAACAGGCAGAAGCCAAGGCCAAGGCGGCACTTTATCGCGCCAATTCATTACAACAAGAAGGAACGGTTGTTGTTCCAGGGAATGCCTATCTTGTCGCAGGTAACAATTTTGAAATAACAGGACTTGGTAAAATTTCAGGAATTTTTCATATAATGAGTTCTGAACATTCCATTGATAGGAGTGGCGGATGGACTACAACTTTAGATATTAAAAGAGTCGGCTTTGTTATTAAGCAAAATCAGAAATCTAAGAAACCAAAAAAGCCGGTTAAATATACTGTTACAGTTGTTAAATAATTGTATATTGTGATATTATATTAGGTATATATCTATTATGTTAAGATACGGGAACATATCACAAATAAATGCATCAAAGGGACTTGCAAGGGTTCATTTTGATGATGTTGACATTGTTTCCGGGTGGTTGCCAATTATAGTCCCAAGGACCAATACAGACAAGCAAGTTGACCCAATGGAAGAGGGGGAACACGTTGCATGTCTTATGGATAGCAGAGACGAAAACGGGGTAATACTTGGCGCCATATATAGCACGCAGGATATTCCACCAACAGACGCAGGCGCTGACACATTTATAAGAAAGTTTGCAGACGGAACAATAATAAAATACGACCGTGGCGCAACTCACGAATATTCTATTACTAATGATACTCTTACTTTTAAAATGAATAGAACAGGCGGTTTTGAAATTTCAAAAGGTACGGAAAGTTTAAAAAAAATAATAAACGATCTTGCTCAGGAATGCGAGACAATGACAATGCCAGTGTCGGGCGCTTCAGCTGGTCCGCCAACTAATGCGGCAAACTTTGCTGCAATAATTACAAGGTTATCAACTTTATTTTCATAATGTCTGAGCTGGTTTCAAATATAAAAAGTCAAAATTGGTCCCTAAGTATAGAGACACAAGGAGAGATTGTTACAGACATTCAAGATATAAATCAATGTATTTATATTATAATTACAACAATTAAGGGTAGCGATCCACTTCGCCCTGATTTTGGTTGTGGACTGTGGGAACATATCGACAAACCGGCTAGTGTTGCAGTTCCAAATATAATTAGGGAAATAGGCAAGGCCATTGCTACATTTGAGCCACGTGCAGAAGTTCAAAAGATAACATTTGAATTAAATGAGGCACAAGTTACATTTTCTATTTACTGGACTTCATCTTTTGGAAATAGTGTTACAGCTATTCCAATTACATTAATATAATTTTTATGGCAGACGCACCAATTTTAATTGCTAATGATCCGACGCAAATAGCCGCAGACATGAAAGCGGATTACGAAAGCCTTACCGGGAAAATATTACCGGCCGGCTCTCCTGAGATGCTTATAATAAACATGTTTGCAGCAAGATTAAGCACACATATTGCGTCAATACAAAGTGCAGCACAACAAATGCTGGTGTCGTTTGCTTCTGCGCCTATGCTTGATTTTTTAGGAGAACTTGTAGGAGTTACAAGATTATCACCACAGGCCGCACAATGTACTATTCAATTTACATTAACAGCTGGGCACACACAGACAATTATACCCGCCGGAATGCGAATACAATCTCAAGACGGAAAAGTTGTTTTTGAGACAATACAAGATGTAATTGTACTTGATAGTGTAACAACCGCAACCGTTACGGCAATATGTCAAACAGCCGGTATTATCGGCAATGATTACCCTATTGGCGACATATCTAATATTTTAGATCCTCAACCTTTTGTTACCGCAGCATCTAATACAGATATCACTGTTGCCGGAAGCGATCAGGAAACAGACGACCAGTTGAGAGCGAGGATAAAATTAGCACCTTCAGCATTTAGTACCGCAGGCCCTAAAGACGCTTATATATATTTTGCAAAAACAGCAAGCCCTTTAATTATAGATGTTTCAGTGACAATGCCAACGCCAGGGACTGTAAATGTTTATCCTTTGGTTGGGAATGCATCTTCCGGAACACCAACAGAAATATTAAACTTAGTATCTGCTATATTGACAGATGAAAAAGTGAGGCCGTTAACAGACACAGTTAATGTTATTTCACCAACAAAAGTTGGGTTTCAGTTAGTCGTTAACATTACCAAGATAACCGGCGCTGTTGACCAGGATATAATTGATAAATTAACGCCTATACTTACAAGTTTTTTGCAGTCAGCATCTGTAAAGATTGGAAAAGATGTTACTGTTACAAAGATTAAATCTTTGTGTATGTATGATGATACACAGGTTTATGATGTAACATTGCTTGACGAATTATCTAGTGCATTTACAGACAAAATTGTTGATGACACACAATATGCGTATTGTGATAGCCTTACTATTTCAATAACTGGAAGCAATGCAGGATAATAATAATATATTAGCGAGTTCGATAAACGCAAAAGACCATTTGACGGTATTTGATACCATGATAAAGGCGCGTATCGATTCTATAGACCTGACGCCTATATTGATGTATTTAATCGATATTGCGCCGGTTGCTGCATTGCCATACCTTGCCGACCAATTTGATGTAATGGGGTTTAATGGTTGGATACTTTGCGATAATGACGACGAAAGAAGATCATTGATAAGAAGGTCTATCGAATTAAAAAGGTTTCGCGGGACCCCTTGGGCTATAAAAGAAGCGTTAAAATCTGTCGGATATTATGACGCCCAGATACAAGAGGGTTTTTCTGGACATATGTATGACGGAACAATTTTGTATGATGGAACATACACATATGGCGAAGGTAATTGGGCAAACTTCAGGGTGTCGCTGCTTGATCTTGGCGAAAGTAAGGGATTTTCTACAGCAACCCTAGCGCTTATTATAGGCATGATAAATGCGTATAAAAATGAGCGTTCAAACCTTCTCGATATAGTCCTAAAAGCAACTACAATTGACTATTTCGATACCATAGACGACAGTGATTTTGTTGGTAGTGTAAATCTTACTAATGACGAAGATCAATTTAACGTTACCCATTATTACGACGGAACATATAACCACAATGGAAATATTTATTATGCGGCTGACACTTCAATTTTTGAATTAAATATCGGGTTTCCGGTGTGGGAAGATGTATTTAATTTGCCAGATGATTCCGATTTTATAATAAAAATCATACCTTTAGGTGGAACAACACTAATTGGTGAGGATAATTTTCAGCTAATTGGCGAAGATGGATCAATTTTAATAGACGAATCAACTGTTGAGTCTTACGTAGGACCATAATTTTATGAATAAAACACTTGAGAATTTTAGAGCCAACAAAGAAATAAAAGGAATTTTTTCTTTGATAGTTAAAGACAAAAAAGGAAATGTCATTGAGGAATATGAAGACAGGAACTTGATTGTTGACAAGGCCCGGTATAATATGGCTCAACTTATAAGTGTTGCAGCTAATAATTATTATATAGATTCAATAGCTTTCGGTGTTGGAACTAATGATGCAAACGTTGCTGACCTTGGACTTACCAGCCCTATTAATTTTGCTTTTGACTCTATAGAATACCCTGACAATAATAGTGTCGCATTTAACTGGTCTTTGGGTCTTAGTGATGCAAATGGAATTGCAATTACTGAGTTTGGTCTAATGTCACACAATGGCGATTTGTTCGCGCGCAAGGTTCGTGCTGCAATAAATAAAACAAGTGATTTTACAATTACAGGAACCTGGAAAATAATTTTCTAATATGGCAAATCTTACACTTACCGCAGCCTGGGACGCTGGCGTATATAGAATAGAGACAACAGACGCTGTTATTGGTGGCGAAACTGGTATAGCTAATGCTGGTATAAAAAACCTAGGCAATAGAACAGAATATCTAAAGGCCCACATGGATACAGCAGAAGCTAACATTGCAACGTTAACTTCTGGAATGTCAGACAAAGAAACGCGCGTATCTGCATTGGAAGCCGCAGGTTTTAGTACATACGGAATGAATTATAAACGCGGTATTGTAACTTATAATTCAGGGTCGCCGGTTGCTATTGGTGCAAGTGATTACGGAAAGCTTGTTATTATAGATCCGCCGGCACTTTCTACTACTGTAAGACTTCCTTCGCTTTCTGGATTTGTTGATAATACTTTTGTGGATGTGTTGATATATAGTACAAATTCATCTTACACAATGGCTAAAATTACTTTCTCAAGTACTGACGGTTCAATACTTGGAAATGTAAACGACTTCGCAGTTGGTGACTTTGTTAGGTTTGTTAGAAAAAACTCAACACAATGGCAACTTGTGACCATGAATAAAAGAGATGATACAACAAATCCTGGCAAGTTGGATTATTTCGCAGTTAGTACGCCGCCGGCTGGATGGATTGCGGCCAATGGAGCAGCTGTAAGCCGAACCACATACGCAAGGCTATTTGCGACGTTAGGCGTCTCTTTTGGTTCTGGTGATGGAATAACAACATTTAATGTTCCAGACGCAAGAGGGTTATTTTTAAGAGCATGGGACAATGGCGCAGGTATTGATTCAGGAAGGATTTTTGGTTCAACTCAGTTAGATGATATCAAGGCACACACGCACACATTTACAAGAGACTACACCGGCGGTGGTGGGACCGGTGGCGACTCAGGAAATACAGGAACTCCACCATATGGAACGAGAACAACAGATTCAACCGGCGGAACAGAAACAAGACCAAAAAACATTGCCTTACTAGCATGTATTAAATATTAAAATTATGGCAAAAAAGATAACACCAAAGGCGGACATTAAGCCAAATATAGAAGAACCTAAGCTTGAGCCTAATCCGGAATTTATTGCACATCATCCTGGAAAGAAAAGCGTTTACGCTTATAATGAAAATGGTGAGTTTATTGGCATGACAGATGCATTTGAATGTGCATTTGAAAAGGGCGTATTTCATATTCCTGCCAAGGCAACAGACAAGGCGCCATTGCAACCAAAAGAAGGGTATGTTATAAAATTTAGTCCTTCTAAAAACAGCTGGATATATGAAACAGCACTGGAGCCAGTTAAGGAAAAAGAGCCGGAAGTAACAGCCGAAGTAATAGTTTCTAAAAGAAATTTAAAACTATATCAAAGTGATTTTTCTCAATTTCCAGATGTTCAAGCTACGCTTACGCAAGAGCAAAAAGACGCATGGTTAAAATACCGTCAAGACCTTAGGGACCTAACAAAACAATCTGGGTTCCCTGACAACATAAAATGGCCCGAACAGCCTAAATAAAAAATTCCATATAACCGAAAACGCCTAGAATTGTTTGAATTCTAGGCGTTTTTTTTTACCTTTAAAAAGGAATAAACATTAATCAATGGCACACTTTGACGCGCACAATCCAGGTCATAATATTTTTTATTGGATAATCTGGGGAACTATTTTTGTAATATCAAAAGCCGCTGGCGTGATATCTTCAGTATCAGAAGCTATACAGACAGAAGCTATTCACATTCCACATCACAATATATGGTGGTTGCCACAACTGCATGAATTTATTCCGGCGCTTATTGTTGCCGGTGGCGCTGGTATTGTTTCATTCATTGTCAATAAGCTATGTAAAATAATTTGGTTGAAATTATTTCCTGTAAAAAAATAAAAGGAATATGGCAAGCGAAAGATTTTTAAAAGCAATGCCTTATGTCTTCGAACACGAAGGCGGATTTAATAACCATGTAAGTGACAAAGGCGGTGCAACAAATTGGGGCGTATCCCTGCGTCTTTTAAAGACGCTAAAGAAAGATATTGACGGCGACGGTGATATTGATTACGTAGATATTCAGAAGCTTACCAAAGAAAATGCTACTCAAATATATTTTGATAATTTTTGGCGTAATTTATATGACCGTATCCCTTACGAAAGATTGGCCATTAAAATGTTTGATACATGCATAAATACAGGAACTGTTGAATCTAACATCCTATTACAAAGGTCCATTGCGGGACTAGGTGGAAAAATAAAAGTTGACGGCGCAATTGGCACTGAGACAATGACAGAATTAATAAAGCATAATGAATTTGATTTATGCCATGGGTATTGTTTAGCTCAAAAGAATTTTTATGATTCATTGATAAAAAAAGATTATACGCAAGAGGAATTTAAACAAGGTTGGTATAATAGGGCCGCTTGGCTCCCTAATTTATAAATATTTATTGTATGACCTGGATAGTGTTTTTAAAATATGTTTTGCAGTTTGTTCTGTGGATAGGCAAAAGCTTTAACGGTGCAAATGGCCAACCCTCAAGCCGGCGCCTTTTGGTGTTTAGCATATTCTTTTTGTGCTATGCAATAGGGAGAGTTGTTTTTGTGTTTACATGCGAAAACTATTTATATCAATTATATGGCTGCGGACTCGATGCAACATTTATATTGATTTTGTATGGAATTGTCAATGTTGCAGATATTGCTGCAATAAAAAATGGTATATTGCCTGAACACAAAAAAGACAAGAAAGATGAAAATATTAATTAAAATATTGCTAGTGTGTATTGTTGTTTCTTCCTGCGGACCTCAAGCAAAATTAAGGCGAGCAGAACGCAAGATTGCACGTATAGAAAAGAAAAACCCAGGCGTTATAACAATTGATACCGTATGGAAAGATTCAACGGTAACTTCGCCTGTAATAAAAACTTCTGTTGAAATTGAAAATAATACCGCCCAAAGCGACACAGCGGCCGTTGATTCACTTACAAGTAAGTTTGCGGACAAAGTACAGCCTGAAATTTTAGACTCGCTAAAACACGGATTTGAGACAATTTTAAGCAAGTCCGGGGAAATAGATACAACCGTCACAAATGGAGAAACAAAAATTCATTATAAAAGGAAGTCAGGGAAGACCAATATAAATATTGAAACTACGCCACCACCTATAAAAATAAAATATCCTGTTGCTATTAAAGAGGTAAAGCCGCCGGCTGCATTAAATTGGTACGAAAGATTAATTTTAAAAATAGGAAAAGATACTTTGTCAATACTTGGTGCACTGCTTGTTCTTATTATATTGTATGTATTATACAGAATAGCAAAGAAAGAGTTTTTTTAAACCTTAA